AGCAGCTGAGTTCTTAACTCGGTCGCTCCCACCTCTGTCGTTGTCCCTCCAGTGACCGATAGGAAGCATCGCTACCGTCTGCGTTATCGCCCCGATGCAGGCCTCTACGACGGCGTTTCGCCCGGTGGCCGGGATACGAAATCCCTGCTGCCACCACGTGATCGGCCAGAAAGAGGGGGGCTTCCGGGTATCATCCCCCCGCCAGTAGCGGCCGATGACGGATTGTGCGAACGACTGGATAGCGCCCACGACGGGAACTCCTCAGGTGGGAACAGTTCCCTTTGGAACAATGACGTCCCCAGCGGAGATTCCGGTCGCCAGATTGGCGTCCGAAAGTGCCACCACCAGAGTCTTACCGCGATAGACGCCATTGACGAAGTGGCAGTCCGTCATGGTATTCTTCTCTGCACCGCCGACCTGGGCTGGCGTCAGGGGAGTTGGGAACGGCATGGCTCAGCCCTCCCCACCGCTGATCGTATCTTCCACCTCGTGTAGGGTGAAAGACGATTCGTTGCTGTTCGCCCCATGGATGGTCTGCACACGAACCATCACGTCCATGGGGCCCTCGAACGACAGATTGTCGAACTGCGCACTCAGGGACGATGACGAGACGAAGGTCACAGCATCCGCCTCGACATCGTCGAGGAAGACCATGTCGCTGTCCGCAAAGTCAGTGCCCGAAATGACCAGGGCAACACTGGCGGACGTGTAGGCGGCCGATGTCGGTGACATTCCGGTGATGGCCGGTGTGCGAAGATCGGGCGGATCCGGCGGGGATTCGGGGAACAGATGCTCGATCGGCGAAGATGGGATCAAGGTTCCCCCCTGGACCGCTTCGGCCAGCCCGTCATCGGTCAGGTTGTTCGCGAGCAGCATGCCCGCATACGGGCCAGACGTCCGCACTCCCAGAAACGAGGTCTCGTCGATTTGCCCGCCGATGGCCGCGGACGTTGCCGGAGGCGGTGCTCCGGAAACCGTATCCTCATGCGCCACCGGAACCTCGCCGGGCGGATTCGGATCGTAGATATCGGACATAAAAGTCCTCCCTCAGGTGATGGTGAAGGTGGCGTAGTTCGTGATGACCTGTCCGGCCACCACGACGACCAGCTGGACAGCCCCGGCCGACGATGGAGTGAGAACGGCCCTCAGTTCCGTCGGGCTGACGTAGGTCGTTGGAAGAGCGACGCTGCCCCCAGAAACCATGAACACCACGCTTGAGGGGCTGAACGAGGTGCCCGTGACGGTGATCTCGATCGGTGTGTCTGAGTGCGCGATGGTGTTCGGGGTCAGCGTGGGCGATGCCATGAGCGCCCAACGATTACGCGGAAGCTGGATCTCGCCCGCCAGCACAGCATTCGTGAGATCAGTGCCGCTGTTGAACGCCAAGAGAAGTCCCCGAAAAGGCCCCTTCAGGCCGTACCCGAACGCGACGCTGGGGACTACTTGACCGCCTATCTGAGCTGGAGTCAGGGGAACCGGGTCTGCCATATCAAGTCTCCGAGGTCACGGTGTTATCCGGATTCTCGGCCTTCACCGAGAAAAGGAGGGGAGCCGAAACCCCCCTCCTGAAATCACCAGGCGACGCCGGTCTTGTACTGGATCGCACCCGCGCGGCGGGAGGCCCAGGAGATATCCCAGATCAGGCGCAGCGCGAGGCTGTCCGTCTGGAACAGCGACCGAGTGGGGGTCGCAAGCACGCCCGAACCCTGCGCGCCGGTGGCGATCGGCAGCGGGGCCGAGTCCTCCATGTGGAGGGTGGCCTGGTTGCTCATGTCGAGCGCCGGCGAATCACCGTAGCCCTGCACGAATTCCGCCTGGTCGATCAGGAACACGATGGCGGAGGGCACGTTGATCGACGTGATGATCGGATAGCCGAACAGCCGGCCCTGGGAGACTTCGTCCGCGAACGGGCGGGAATCCTCGGTGGAGGACAGCGCGGTCAGCAGGCCGATACGCCGGCTTTCGTTCATGATCCACACCGGGCGCCGACCGGCACCGGCATCGATCATGCTCTGCACCATCGCGCGAAGATCCGCGACGATGTTGGCGACGGTATTGCCGGCGGAGGCGGAGCCGGTTCCCATCACCTGGAGGCCGGCCGGGCGGATTGCCGAAGCCGCTGAGTTGTCCATCAGAGCCGCATCGATGTTGACCGCGGTATCCTCGATCATCATCTGGCGGAACAGCGGTTCGGCCGCCGGGGACGAGCGCTGCGCGAGTTCGCGGGTCATCGTCGTGATGACGCCGAGCTTGAACGGCGTGATGAGGACGCTGGTCAGCGCCGCCTGCTTGACCGGGATCGGAGCGCCTTCACCGACGAACGAACCCCCCAGGCTGCGGGCGGTACGGCCCGGCAGACGAACGGCGCCCGTGCGATCGAACGTGAGGCGCAGGCCGTTGAGAGCCGCCCACACGGATTCCGGCGACAGAAGGTCGAGGAACTCGCCGATCTGCGTCTCGATCAATTCCGCGGCCCAGCCGGCGACGTTGGTCATCGCGGGGTTGGTCGCTGCGAGGGTCATCACCTCGACTTCCTTGTCGCCGCCGAAGTCGTTCAGGATGATGTCCTGCAGCGATCGGTTGGTGACATGGGACTTGGCGACGATGAAGGCGGAACGGAACAGGAGTTCGGCCTTCTGCCGCTCCTTCTTCGGCTGGGCGTGGGTGCGGCCACCGCCATTCGCCGGCTTGGAGCCGAGAGCGAGGGCGGCTTCGGCACGCTTCAGCGAAGCGAGGGTGGTCTCGGCAGACTCCAGCTGGGCGGACAGCCCTTCCAGCGTGGCCGAATCACCTTCGTCCATGTCGTCCTTGGCGGCGAGATCGGCCACCTGATCCTTCAAATTGGTGACCTTTTCGGTCTGGGCACTGATGCGGTCGGCGAGGGTCGCCATTCCCGTATTCCTCTTGCTGGTGTGGGGACGAACGGCGGACTTGCCGGACTTGACTGGAGGCCGCGCCATGCTGTCTCGCATCTGCGCGTCCGCCAGGGTCTCCATCAATCGCAACGCCCCGGCATCGCCGGGTACCGTCACGAGACTGATTTCTCGAAGCTCCGCCTTGGTGACGGTCAGCTTGTCGGTCTTGGGATTATAGTCATGCTCGACCATCTTGAAGCCGACACTCGCGGCCTTCAAGATCTTCTGGTCGAGTAGACTCCACAGCGTATCGATGAAGGCGCTGGTCCCGCGAACGGCCAGCTTCAGCGTCGCCATGAGCTGGCCGCCTTCGACTCGGACATCTTCCCATAGACCGATGGGGACGTCCGAATTGTGCATCCAGAGAGCGATGGGGTTCTTGCGGAAATCCGCAAGCTGCCACCCATCTTGGTTGATGGAAAACCCCTTCCGGTTCTGCCCCTCGCGGGACACCACGAACCGAAACGGATTGGCTGAGTCGGCGGTTGCGAGGAGCGTCTGCATAATGGGAAGCAGTATAACTCCGATTTCTTAGACTGCGCAAGGGCTAAATAATCGCAATAGGCGAAATATTCCCCGTGTCTGCAAAGGGGAGTTCCTTGGCTCGGATAGCCATCGCCATGGCGACAAAGCCATCGATCCTGGCCGTGCGACTGGACTTGTCGAACTTGCGATTTCCCGCAGGATCCTGAAGAGCCCGAACGTTCATCGCGTTCCACTTCAGAACCGGATGGTTGTCGTGGATGATAGTAGCGTTGAGAAGTGCCGTCTCTGTCGCTTCTACCATCAGCGAACCATCTTTGTATCCCTGACCGATGGGTGTCAAGGGAACTTCAACGCCGTATTCGTCGAACCACGTCTTCAGCACATCGACGCGCCAGCGGTCAAACCCGATGACACGGATGTTATACAGAGCCGATAGTTCGGCAATTCTCTGCGTGACAAATCGGAAATCTACCGACTTGCCAGGGATGGCTTCCAAGTACCCCCCGGCAGCCCAGGCTTCGTACGGAACCTTATCCTTCTTGCTGCGTTCGCTGAGTGTGTCTTCTGGAGTCCAGAAGAAAGGCAGCACGACTTGAGGATCGTCGAACACCAGCACCAGGGAGGACAAGTCCACCTTCGAGGACAAGTCGAGGCCGGCCGTGCAGGATTGACCCTCAAGCTGATCATAGTCCACGGGTTGGTAGCACCGCGCCCAGGTGACTTCGTCGACCAAGGTTGCTTGCTGCGATACTCGCTGATTAAGGTATAAATTCCTAAAAGAATTCATCATCGTCGGCAGCATTCTCGCCCGACCGGCGTACTGCCTCATCTCGTCCAGGCTTCGAAAATCTCCCAGCGCGGGATTGGCTAGGTGCCACTTGGACTCGTCGAACGGGTCCTCGTTCATGGGGAGAGCGTACTTGGTCAGGTGAAAGGTTGGGTCGTCGACCTCGCCTTTCTGTATCTGCTCTCCGTAGTCAATGAGTTCGCTGAGAACTGCCGAATCCTCGGGCGCCTGCGTGCTGATGACGAGAGACAGCGGTTCCTTCTGCGCGCCCATGGACGTCGTCATAACGTCGAACAGCATACGGTCATGGCTGAACTGCGCGAATTCATCGAACAGCACGAAATTTGGGTTAAGACCGTGCTTGGAGCGGGATTCGGAGGACAGTGCGCGAAAGACACTGTTCGAGACCTGGCAAGTCGCCCGTTTGTTGGATTCGGTGAGAATAATGCGACTAGCTAGATCTTCATCCTGAAGCACCATGGACTGCAGGACACGGAACGCCAGCGCCGCCTGACCGACCTCGAAGGCTACGCTGAATAGCTGCCCGTTCCATATCGCACAGGGTCCCGTCAGGTGACCGAGGATCAACCCCCCGGCCAGCGAGGTCTTGCCATTCTTGCGTGCCATGGTCCACACGGCTTGCCTGATAGCCCGAACGATCTCACCCTTGTCGTTCTTCCTCGTCGGAGCGTAGACCTGCCTGATCATTCGCTTCTGCCAATCGCGGAGTTCAATCAGCTTTCCGACATCTGGGCCATCAGGAACCTTCAGCGTGTGGATGAAGGCGATCATCTTCTCCTCGATCGGCATCGTTGGCTCGACGCGAGGCTTCTTGGGCGAGGCCGGGATGCTGGTGATAGAGCCGGCTGCCTTCCTGGTTGTGCTGACCGCAGCCGTCGCCAGCCCGAGCACTGCTCCGAGACCATCCACATTGGACTTGCTCGGAGAACGCTTGGGCGGCAGGAAGTCTAGATTGGGCTTCTTCGTTCTCTTGATGACTTGCATGTCAGCCGTGTCCGACGTAAGTCAGGCCAGTCCTCATATCCCTCGACGATTCTCCAACCTCATCTTGACGCTTGGCTTGGTTGGCGACACGAACCTCCGCACGAGCACGAAGTACCATCTGGATGATGTGGCTGGTGCCGAGGGATAGCTGGTTCTCATATCTCGTGACAATGCGAGACATGCGATCCCAGTTCATCATGGCCCGAGTATCGTCGGGATCCTTTTCGAAGATGTCGCTGAATCGCATCATGTGCTCCACGGCCCGGACATACTGAATCATCATCGGTATGTGTCGGGCGCGGAAGAACTCCAGCGGGACATCGCTCAGCGCGGCGATCCACAGATTCCGCTGCATGTCCGTCAGGAATTCCGGCGGGGGAAATCTTTCCAGGGCAGCGGTCATCAGCGCCGTATTGCCGAACGATGACTGGCGGAGCATCGTACCCTGACGAGGAGACGCTCTGCCGTTCTGGCTACTCCGACTTACCATGATATCTCCTGTTCAGGAATTGCGAGCGGGCAGATTTTCCCATCTGCCTAGCCTGCAACACCACTGTCTTTCCGTTGAGGCTGCCATCCAGCGATACGTCCGGGCGAGTATCCACTTCGCCGTGTTTTTCACGCCCGGACTTCGCATCGTGACAATCCTTACATAGCGATTGAAGATTGTCATCTCCGAGACTCCCCCCACGGGCTCTCGGAATAATGTGGTCGACTGTAGTCGCTGGAGTGGTGTAACCTAGCTGAGCGCACGTGCGACAGTTTGGTTCTTTCAATAACCACTCTCTTCGCCTTCGTACCCACCCAGGATCTGCTTTCAGCAAGTGTGGGATCTTGCGGTTGTAGGTTGACATCATCCCCTATCCATTGTCTGAAGAGACGTGACATCTGGGACATCGCATAGCACTTCTGTGACAAGCACCCGTTGCGAGAACAGTCTCTGAAATCCCCCGCCTCCACATGCCAGAATTGCGTTTTGTCTCTACTGTTCCAGGCAAGAATGTGGACTATACCTCCTCGCCCAGCGTGTTCTTCGGCCCAATTTATCTGCGTAGGGCGAACTTTGATTCTAGCATTCGGCCCCTTAGCTATCTTCAACTCAACCCAGATGTGCAGATCGTCTTGTCCACGTAGCAAGACATCAGGCCACCCATCGTCTACTGCGTTCTCCAAGCGGCCTGGATTTAGCCCGACGCGTATCGCGGACCGTCTCACAGATACATAGAACCGCTTTTCATCTAGAGTAGACATGTGATATCATTGCATCGGGGTGGCTGACTAGGCAAGGAGCCAAGTTCTGCCCCTGTAGACCTGTTGCAGGCGCATGGGTGCTATGCAAGTGCGGCATTGGTCGCTAGCCCTGTCTTAAGGCTACCCTGCACCGTGGCAATAGGGCCATGAAGGAGTTTAGGTGATGCCCAGCAATCGTAAACTAGGTCGTTCCAACGTACAGGTGATGTTCCGCATCACCCGAGGCCAGCTTGCCGAACTCTACTGCAAGGGCTACTCGGCCGATCAAATGATGACGCATACCCACCACGTTCTGGATGGGTTCGGAATCCCCCCGGGCAGCAACACCCGCAGCCGACTCTGCGTCGCGTTATGGAATATCAGCCACCGGCCGGGAGTTCCTTCCATCTGCGACATGCTGGCCGAAAAGGAACAGTTTGAC